TATGCTTTTGGATGTTCTACTATACCTGTAACTTTATTTGTAAAAATAGTTTTATATTGTTGGTCAGATTGACCTTGTAATTCTTTTCTTTTACTTGGTGTTAATGCAAAGAAATTACTCTCCATTTTCTCTTTACCATCCCCAAAAATTTCCTCATAAGTAGGTAGAGCAGTTGTTTTCATTTCTCTTTTTTCTGGTACAGCTTCTGTTACTACTGGTCCAACTTGTGATCCTTCAACAGCTGGTGTAACAACTTCTTCTGTAGTCTCAGTAATAGGAGTAGACTCAGGTATCTGTAATTGTGCAGTCATATCACCAATTTTAGAATCACCTGTAGTTAATCCCATAATAACTTTTTCTCTTTCTTTTATAGCATCAAATCTTTTTGTAGCTCTTTTTGTATAACTACTATCTGTAGCTTCAAGATATTTCTTTAATTGATCTGCTTTAATATCTGGATCATCACCAAGTTGAATTAATATATTTTTGTAGTCATTAGCATCACCTGTAATATGATTATTTTGACCCATATACTCTGCTACATCTACACCAAATCTGCTTGCAATTTTATCATAAGTTTCTTTTCTATTTTTTTCTTTTTTTTGAAACTCAGGTAATGTATTTTCAAGAAAATTAATTCCTACTCTCTCAATCATTTCACCTTTCATTTTATCTTTAGCTGCCACTTCAGCATTATACTGACCCATAGCACCTGTAGCTATACCTTGAAACATTCTTCCAAAATTTATTGCCATTATATAATCTCCTCTTCTTGTGGTTGTGGTGCAGCCATTAAACCTTTTTGACTAGGTTGTTTTTCAATTTCTGCTTGTACACCTTTACTAGCTTTTTCAAATTCTTCTTTATTATTTTTAACATTTACTATTGATTGCATTTCTGTATTGTTTGTTAAATCTTGCATAGATATTCTAAATTTTTTAACACCACCTTGAATACCAATAGTAGCTATCATTTTCATAATAGGTTCCGTAATAATAAATGCAATATCAGGAGTCCACTTACCTTCTGTAAATCCACTAAATACAATAATTCTTCCAATAGCTTCTACAGGTATACCTGCATCTAACATACCAATAACTTGTTCAGCAAATTGTGGTTCAGTTAATTTATCCCAAACAAATTCTGCAGCTTCAGATGTATCTGTAAATTGTGGCGGATGTTCCCAAGGGGAATTACCAGGTTTATCAGTTAATGACTGACCAGGAACTGGTGCGTCAAAAGGGTTATTAGGTGCTTCTCTAAATTGATCCATATATTTCCTATGTTAAATCTCTTTTATATTCTCTATCTTTACTCATTGCATTAAATAATCTTTTTTCCCATAGATAATTTAAATCATTACCATCTACAGTTTTAATACTACGATTATCACCAGCTTGAGCAGATCTGTCAAATCCCATTCTACCACCAAGATTAGGTGCTTGAACAGCTGTACTTTGTATTTGGTAATCTCCACCAACTCCACCTTTATTCATAAGGCTACCTGCTAATGCACCACCTATCTTACCACCTACAGGACCACCAATGGCATTTCCTGCCCATGTTGCAGCTGCTGTAACTCCCTTTTTAAATATACTTGATAAACTAAAAGCCATTATCCTCTCCTATTATTTTAATAAATTAAATCCAAACTTACCTATCATTTGATACATAGAGTCTTTAGCTGCTTGGTCTTGTAAATCTACTGCTGTAGCTCTCTCAAGTGCAGCCATTGCTAAATTATGATTTCTATTCTGTTCATTTTCAGAAGCAGTATTAACCCATGAAGCTTCATCTCTCCATTGTTGCCATGCTGCTGACATTGCCCAGTTAGATAAGTTTAATAAATTCTGTGCGTTAGTTTGATTAGCTGCATTAACAGCTGCAGTGTTTGCAGTATTAATACCTCTTCTCCAAACTACATTTGATTGATCAATCTCTCTCTGATTGTTAACATTAAATTGCTCTCTTTGATTCTGTAATGTAGAATTAAATTGATTGATAGCTGATTCTCTTTGTGCATTAGCCTCATCTACTTGTACTGTATTTTGTGCATTTAATGCTGAAATTTTGTTTGCTTCACTTGTTGAATACTGTTTCATAGCATCAGACCTACCTGCATTCTGTTCAGCCATTTGGGCACTCATATTATCATAGAATTGATTTACTTGATTTTTACTAGTTGCATTAAATTGATAAGCTGAATTTGCTGCTGCTTGGTCTGATAATAAAAATGATTGTCTTGATTGTAAATTAGATAAACTAGCTTGTTGATTATTAGATAAATTAGCCATATCCATTTTAAGATATGATTGTGCATTTGTAATTGCAGCTTGCTGATTGTTAGCAAGATTTTGAAATATCATTTGCTTATAAGTTTCTGCATCTGCTGTTGCTATTGGGACAGCTGCATTCATAATACCTTCAGCTAATGCTTCAGCTGCCATAGAACTGGCACTCATACCTCTAGCTGCCATAGCTGCTTCAGTAGCTTTAGCTGCACCTCTAGCCCATACTGGCATAGGATTACCCGATTGTACTGCTGTAGTTACATCTTGTTGTAAGTCAGCTAACTGACCTCTAACTGTAGCATCAGAGGCTACTGTACCTTGAGCTGCTTGTGCTACTGAACCAGTAGAAAGCTGACCTTGTGCTGCAGTCATAGTAGGAGTTGATCCTGCTACTCCAGCTTGTGTATATACATTAGCTGCTTGTGCAGTTGGGGTTGTTGTAGCTGTACTTGTAGGTGCTGTGGCTCCTGCTATTGTAGGTGCTGCTGTAGCTGTAGGTAAAGCTGCGGCTGTAGTACCTGTAACTCCAGGAGTAGCCATTAATTCATTAGTAGCTACATTTTGTAATTGAGGAGATATTGTAGTCCCCGTTGGCATAGTAGGATTAGCTACTATAGACTCAATCAATGATGTAGCTTTACTTGAGGTAGTTTGATTACTAGATGTGGGCTTAACTGCCCCTGTCTGTAATTTAACTGTATCTACTGTTGCTGCCATTATTATCTTCCTTGTTTATTATATTTTTTAAATGTTGATTGTTTGTTTAAATTTTTTCTGTGTCTTCCTGGTCTTTTCTTAGGTTTATCCCTTGGTGTAAAATGTAAAAAACTTTGCCTAGCCATTAGGGTTTAGTTGGGAATACTGCGTTATTACATTTAGCAACTGTATCTTTACCAGCTGGTAGATCTCTTAAATTTTTTCTGTATGTTTTCATATCATCTGAAAGCGTATTATCAGATAAAGCCAGGTAATCTGTTTCAGCTAATAATCTATTTCTTTTAGATCTTAAATCAGCTAATGCTCTTGCTGGAGCAGCATCTGCTACAGCTTTTTCTTCAGCGTCTCTAGCAGTTTCTTCTTCAGCTGTGAACTGAACTTTGTTACCGTTTATATTGTGATATCTTGGCATAATTTTCTCCTTTGGTTGTTATGTATCATTATTATAGTATTCCGTAAAGGCAAATATCTCCAGCGTCTATGTCGCCTGAACTCATAGAAAATTGTATTGCATCAACTGCACTTGTGGTATTAGCATATCCAGCTTTGTAAAAATCTATTGAATAATCTCCTTCATGAACATGATTTACTCTTGCAATATAATGCTTAACTGCAACAGTCGATGAAGGATTAAATAAATGTAAATAACCTGATAAAGATTCATCATTTGCATTTCCTAAATCTTCAGCGCATAATCTTTCTGCACCTGTTCCTTGTGCAAGATCATGTGATGCTTCATATCCTACTGCAGTAGCATCGTCTGCTTCTGCATGATAAGCTCTAAAAGCAGTAGATGTTTTTGCAACATTGTAATTACTTCCACTATCTATTGATACATTAAATTGAAATGCTTTAGCATCTGTTTCTGGATGAATATTGTTAAAAGTAAATAAGTATTCCTTGTAAGTATCATCAAGAACAACATCACTACTTCCATCAACAAAAGATAAAGTTGCAGAACTAGAAGCTGTTAGTTTTTTAATAAATATCATACTGCCTAAACTTGAT